CCGTAAGTATGTAAACTTTTATGCTCTTGATAGAGCTAAGAAAATGTTCTTCGATCAGCTGAGTTCTCGTGGTATCCAAGTTCACATGTTGGCTGGTAACCACGACACTTACTACAAAAACACAAACGACATTAACTCCCCAGATTTACTTCTGAGGGAGTATGATAACATTAACGTGATTGATCACCCAGCTACAATCTATGTTGATGAAACCCCTATCTGTATGATGCCTTGGATCTGTCCAGAAAACTATCAAGATTCTATTGATACAATCAAAGACACTTCTGCTGAAATTTGTATGGGTCACTTTGAAATTGCTGGCTTCTCAATGTACAGAGGAATGGAGTCACACGATGGTCTCAGCAAAGAACTTTTTGATAAATTTGATTTGGTTTTTAGTGGGCATTACCATCACAAAAGTGATGATGGGCATATCTACTATCTCGGTAATCCATACGAACTTACATGGCAGGATTATAATGATCCCCGAGGATTTCATATGTTCGACACAGACACAAGAGGACTTGAGTTCATATGCAATCCTTATACAATGTTCTCAAGAATTGAATACGACGACAAAGAAACAGACCCCATCGAATTGGATACGCTCGACTTACGGAACAAGTATGTAAGGTTGGTTGTCGTTAATAAAACAGACTTCTACAAATTTGATAAATTTATCCAGAAGCTGTATAATAAAGGATGCGCTGACATTAAGATTATCGAAGATATGTCAGAGTATGAAGAGGGTCAGATCGGCGAAGAAATCAGTTTGGAAGATACTGTTTCTGTTCTGACTAATTATATTGATTCTATCGAAACAGATGTGAACAAAGACCAGATTAAATCTTTCATGCGTAGTCTTTACACTGAAGCTGTTAATGTTGAAGTATGACACAATTAGAAATTGAATTCTTTTGGCCACTCACTGAACAGATTCCACTAGATTTAGATTACACAGATTGCAATAAACCACAGCTGTGGTCAACAATTCCTCTCGTTGGCACATCTGGTACAGTATTAATGAGTAATGGTGGAACTGTTAGCTGGTCTCAACGCATTGGTGACTGGGAAATTCCTAGCGAAAAGACACAACCAAGCAAACTTCAAAAGTTTATGATGAAGTATTTCTTGGGTTGGAAATGGATGGGTAAATGATTGTATTCAAAAGCGTAAGTTGGAAAAACTTTTTATCTACTGGCAACTCGCCAAACACAGTTCTGTTAAACAAGTCTAGCACCACTCTTATCATCGGTAAGAATGGCGAGGGTAAAAGCACAATCTTAGACGCATTGTGCTTTGGTCTGTTTGGTAAACCTTTTCGTAATATCAACAAGGGTCAGCTAGTAAACTCTATCAATGGCAAGAACTGTGTCGTCCAGATTGACTTTTCTATCGGATCAAAAGAGTACAAAATTGTACGTGGAATAAAGCCAAATGTCTTTGAGATCTATCTCAACGACGAACTCATTAATCAAGACGCTGCATCTCGTGACTACCAGAAGGTTCTCGAGCAACAGATCCTCAAGTTAAATTATAAGACATTCACACAGGTAGTTATTCTTGGTTCTGCTTCGTTTGTTCCATTTATGCAGTTACCTAGTGGACAAAGACGTGATGTTATCGAAGACATCCTAGACATTCGTATCTTCTCCACAATGAATACGCTTTTGAAAGAACGTGCACAGGAAACCAAAGATGCGATACTACGGATTGAAACAGAAATCACTAATGCCAAAACAAAAGTTGAGTCGCAGACTCAACTCATTAAAGCAATCTCGGAAGCGAAAGCCGAATCGATCAACAGCATACAATCAAAAATTACTGCTAACCTGTCTGAGATTTCTAAGACAGAGGGCGAGATCAGTAGCATCGTGGCGGAGATCGACGCTCTTAAGATCAGCATCGCAAATAAAGATACGCTATCTGCAGACATTGAAAAAGCAAAGTCCTTCAAGTCAAAGCTACTCCAAAAAGTCGAGACTTGCGAGCATCACAGCGAGTTCTTTACACAACACGATATTTGTCCAAGCTGTAATCAAGATATTGCAGAAGAATACAAAGAAAGAATTGTCAAAGATCTCAATGATAAAATGTTGGATAACAACAAAAAGATTGATGAACTCGAAACAGTGCTCACCAGCCTTAATGAAAAGCTATCATCAATCAATGAAATCGTTTCGCAGATTACCGACAAAAACATTGAACTTTCTACAAAAAATTCAACTGTCACCCTTCTCAACAAACAAATCGCTGAACTCGAAGCTGAGAGTGAAAGGGTTAAATCTGACACAACTAACATCGATGAAGAGAAAGCCAATTTAAAGCAACTCGCTCAGGATGCGTTGGACAAGATTAAATCTAAGACTGCGTTGCAGGAACAGCGTAACTTAGAAGAAGTTGCTAACATTTTGTTGAAGGATACTGGTATCAAGACTGCTATCATTCGTGAATACTTGCCAGTGATGAACAAACTCATTAATAAGTATCTGAATGCTATGGATGCATACATTCACTTCGAACTTGATGAATCTTTTAACGAATCTGTTAAGAGTCGTTACCGTGATGACTTTACTTACGCAAGTTTCTCTGAAGGCGAGAAGATGCGTATTGACTTAGCAATCCTGTTTACTTGGCGTCAGATCGCTAAGATGAAGAACTCTGTCAATACTAACCTTCTGCTTCTCGATGAAATCTTCGACTCATCTTTGGATACAGCTGGAACAGATTACTTCTTGAACCTGATGAATACCTTAGGTGAGAATTCCAACATCTTTGTTATCAGCCACAAAGGTGATCAACTCTTTGACAAATTCCGTAGCGTTATCAAGTTTGAAAAGCGCAACGATTTTAGCGTCATCGCACAACCCTAAAACCTAAGTATTACTTTAATAACCCTACTCCCAGTAGGGTTTCTAAGTTGTTGATTTTACACGTCTTTTTTCAGGTGTTGTCTTTTATCTCAAACTGAGGCATAATTCATTATATTGAATCGGAGAAGATATGTGGAATGACTTCAGTGACTACGAACTAGCCGAATTGGCTGGTCGCTATGGGTTAGAAGACAACCTAGTATTTGATTATGAACTCGGTCTTGCGAATCGTGATGAGATCGAGAAACTTTTGACAGAATTTGAATGGGAAATGAGTGATGCAAACTTCAACTGATTTGGGTGCACGCCTACTGGCAACAGAGAACCTTTCTGTTGTTCGTGCAAGAACACGCACTGCATCTTTCGACATTAAGTCACGTGTGCTGACTTTGCCACTGTGGAAAGATATGACTCCCGAGATTGAAGACATGCTCGTTGGTCACGAAGTGGGTCATGCTCTTTACACTGGTGAAGAATACATTGCACCCATCCGAGAAAATCCTAAGATGCAATCTTATCTCAACGTGCTGGAAGATGTGCGTATCGAGAAGATGATCAAACGCAAGTATCCAGGTCTGCGTAAACGCATGAACGAAGGTTACAAACAACTGAACGATCGTGACTTCTTTGGCATCAAACAGGTCGGTTCTCTTGACCAATTGTTGCTGATTGACAAAATCAATCTCTACTACAAAGCTGGTTTTCAGTGTGGTGTAACATTCACACCCGAAGAAAAGCAATTCGTGAATCGTGCAGATCGCACTGAGACTATTGACGATGTCATCGAACTTGCGCATGATGTTTACAAGTTTTCCAAAGAACAATTGGAAGAGCGTAAGAAGCGTATGCAGGCACAAGAGCCTGACGAAGAAGACGAAGATATCGTTGAAGATGATGACGACATTTTCGGTGATGACTTCTTTGATGACTTTGAACAAGAAGACGCTGATGTTGAGAAGGAAAAACAACCTAAAGCGTTGAAGACTCGCACTGTCAAAACCGACAAAGAAGATGTCTCTGACGAAGAACTTGAGTCTAAGACAGAACGTGCATTTGCTCGCCAACTGGAAGATTTGGCTGACGATAGTACAGCATATACTTACTGGAAACTTGATCAAGATTATCATCCAGACGTTGTTGTTGGTTATCGCAAGATTCTAAGCGAGACTAAGGCTACATGGTTTAGCGATACGCCTACCAATGACGAAATCACTAGACAGAAATCAGCCGATGCTGAGTTTGAGAAATTCAAGACTGAATCTCAGCGCACTGTGAACTATCTTGTAAAAGAATTCGAGATGAAGAAGTCTGCTGCACTCTACAAACGTGCTCAGGTTTCTAAGACTGGTTCTCTGGACATGCGTCGTATCTGGGGTTACAAACTCAACGATGACTTGTTCAAGCGTGTGACTGTTCTACCACAGGGTAAAAACCATGGTATGATTTTCTTGCTGGACTGGTCTGGTTCGATGGATGGCGTTATTGAGGACACATTGAAACAGGTTATTAACTTGGCAATGTTCTGCAATCGTATCCAGATTCCATATCGTGTGTTGGCTTTTTCTAGCCAGTATCTCGATCGTAACTACGAAGGCTGGGACAAGTTGCGTGAGTTTCATAAGCGTAAACAAACCCTCGAAAACACTCTGACCAATGCTACTAACACTATGCATCTATTGGAATTCTTTTCCAGCAAGATGACCACTAGTGAATTCAATGCGATGGCTAAGCGTGTGGTGGATCGTCGTTTCCAGTGGAACGATGGCTACTCTATGGGTGGCACTCCACTGAATGAAGCATTGGGTTGGATCTACGCTAACCTTGACGATTACATCAAGCAGAATAACATCGAGAAACTTTCTCTGATCACTTTGACTGATGGCGAAGGTAGCAATCTTTATGCTATCGGGCATGGTTCTTTGAGCGATCGTACAGTTGACACCAGCAATGGTCAATACAAGTACATCAAACAAAAACACTTCATTCGTGAAGAGAAAACCCAAAAGACCTACACGCTGACTCAGTATGCTGGTCAACAAACTGAAACGATATTGCGAATGATCAAAGATCGTTACAATGTCTCTTTGGTTGGCTTCTACATCACACGCAACCATCGTCGTGATCTGCAACAAACCTTGAATTCTCACTACCCTGGATTCAATGGTGATGTCTATACTACCATTGAGGGTTGGAGGAAAGAATTCAAAGATAATGGATTCGCTTCTCTACAGAACACTGGTCGTGATGAAATGTTCTTGATTCCCCAGTCTGCAACAAAGATTGAGGAAGGCGAGTTGTCTGTTAATGGTGACGCAAAAGCTGCAGCCATTGCAAAGAACTTCGGCAAATACCTGAACATTAAGAAGACTAGCCGAGTATTGCTGAACAGGTTCGTCTCTATCGTTGCGTAAGTTGTTGATTTTACAGGGAAAAATAAACCCCTACAAACTGTAGGGTTTTTCCAAAAAGTTGTTGACAATAATGCGTGTTTGTGGAATAATACATTATATTGAGTGGTTGATTTATTATGGAGAATGTGATGGCTAAAACTGATGTGGCTTTTCGTGAGACTTTTGAAGCTAAGATGTATGAGATGTATCCTGATGTGCAAACTAAGGGTCAGATATCCCGTCCTCAGCTGATGGAAGTTATGGCTAAACTCAAGACGGATAAATTCCCTCTTTGGTTAATGAAAGATAAAGTTGGTCGTGGTCTTTATGCTCTCGATGGTGGTCGTGCTAAACACGATGCAGCTGTCGTTGGCAACACTGCTCTGAAACCTCAGGAATCATTCCAAGTGGACTACACTAATACTGACTCTTTGATCCCCAAGAAAGATCCAAACTTTGTGCCATTCGGCAACTACACTGACTTGGAAAACATTATCAAGTCGAAAATCTTCTATCCTGCATACATCTCTGGTCCAACTGGTAACGGTAAGTCCACGATGATTGAACAGATTTGTGCTAAGCACAAGCGTCCTCTCATTCGTGTTAACCTTAACATGATGACTGATGAAGAACAACTCATCGGTTCTAAGACTCTCGAAGACGGTAACGTGGAGATTGTCGAAGGTCCAGTTCTTATCGCTATGCGCAATGGTACTGCTCTGTTGCTTGACGAAATTGACGCTGGTTCTGCAAACACTCTGTTGTGCTTGCAACCGATTCTCGAGGGCAAACCTTATTACTTCAAACTGAAGAATGAGATGATTGTTCCCAAAGAAGGTTTCAATGTATTTGCAACAGCTAACACTAAGGGCAAAGGTTCAGACGATGGTCGTTACATCGGTACGAACATCCTTAACGAAGCGTTCTTGGAGCGTTTCGCAGTTACCTTCGACCAAGAGTATCCCTCTGCTAAGGTTGAAGTGAAGATTATTAAGAATCTGATGGAATCCTTTGGCTGTCCAGACGAAGAATTCGCAGATACATTGGTGAAGTGGGCTGACGCAATTCGTCGCACTTTTGCTGATGGTGGTGTAGACGAAACGATCACGACTCGTCGTATGATTCACATCGTCCGTGCCTTTGCAATCTTTAAGGATCGTAACAAGTCTGTAGAATTGTGTTGCAACCGATTCGATTCTGCAACTAAAGATGCGTTCCTGAAGTTGTACGACAACATCGCAAACCCTGCGCCTGAACCTGCACCGATGGTTGAACCTACTGCAGTTAACCCTTCAGACGAGGTTCCCTTCTAAAAAGTAATACTTAAGTAATACCCCTACACCCAGTAGGGTTATTACAAAAAAGTGTTGACTTTTTGGAAACCTTGGTGTATAATATACTCTGTTATCGTTGAAAACCCTTGAAAGGATTTATTATGTTGAAATTTGCAAACCTGTCTTTTTCTCAAAAGCGTTTCGTTATGGCTGTGCTCGAGTCTAATCCTCAGTACAAGAAAGACCCTCAGATTACTCTGAAGGAATGTGCCTCGATCTATTACGTGTTGCGTGACTCTCGCACTGGTGCTAAGGGCGAGAAGATTGGTTACCCTAACTGGTTGTTTAACAAGAACAAGGTTGAGCGTGGTGTTTACCAGCTGCCTGTTCCTACTGCTGATGAGGTGAAAGCCTATCAGAAAGAAGTCGCTGCAAAAGCCAGCGCACCTGCTAAGGCTAAAGCTACCAAGGCTGCAACTAAAGTTGCGAAGGCTAAGGTCGTGAAGGTTAAGGCAACTAAGACTGCAGTTGCCACTGCAGAGAAAGATACCGCAGACTCTTCTCGTCTGCAGAAGATCATCGAGGACTCTGTTCCTATGGATGACGACACTGAGGACTTCAACCAGATCCTCCGTGAAAACGGTATCGAGATCTAATCTACTTTTTGTTTCCGTTGCTGATGAGGGACGCCATCCCCTCATCGGCTTTTTTTGTTGATGGTCTTATTATGGAGGACTTAAATGTCTAAACAAACCACGTTGTTGAACAGCCTAAAGGCTGGTAAAGAGTATACTGCTAAGCAGATTACTGGTTCTTTCGGTATTGCACATCCAGCTTCTGCAATCCGTAACTTGCGTGAGCAGGGCTTCTGCATCTACTCTAACGAAGCTAAACTCCACGATGGTACTAAAACTACCAAGTATCGTTTGGGCGTTCCAAGCAAGCGTATGGTTCGCATTGCTAATGCCGTAATGGGTGCTTCTGTTTTCACTGCACAAAAGTAAGTGACTTGTCAATGGGTATTCTCTGAGTGCCCATTACCGATATCACTGGAGAAACTATGGCAACACTAGAAGAAGTAAAAGCATCCCAAAAAGCCACCACTGGTGGACGTAAATTTGATGGTGGTAAACTACAATATGGTTTGCTGCCACCCCTAGCACTGGCAGAGACTGTAAAGGTTCTGACCTTTGGCGCAGAGAAGTATGAGCCAGACAATTGGAAACAAGTACCTGATTCCAAGCGTCGTTATTTCGATGCGTTGCAGCGACACCTGTGGGCTTACAAAGCAGGTGAAGAATTGGACCCCGAATCTGGAATCCATCATCTGGCGCATGCAATGTGCTGCCTGATGTTTCTTTATGAACACGATGTGAAATACTCGAAGGAATAATATGTTGTTTTGGAATCGCAAACCTGATACTGGTATTGTCGGTAACTACGCTGAAGCACTCAAGCGTATCAAAGAACTTGAGAAAGAAAATAACGATTTGAAGTATGCTAATGATGCATATCGTAATCGTCTTGAAACTGAAATGGCTACTGCTCCCTTTGCAATTGACTGGGATGCGATGAAAGTCTTTTCGATTGAACGGAATTGGAACAATGGTATCCCTTACACTATTATGGGATACATGCTATCTGAGCCAGCTGTTCATACAGAAGGAGAAGGTGGAGAGCCACGTGTGACTTATAAAGATGTTGTGCGTGAATGGACTCTGTATTGCTCTGCTACAGAACATGCTCGTTTGATCGAAGAATTTAACGAATGGAAAACTAAGAAATGATTAGAATGTATCTAGCATTTCTTGTTGTGTGGGCGTTTGTCTTTTTTGGAATCAGTTTCTTTTGGCATTCATCTACTGCAGAGAAACTTAACTTCTTTCGCATCGGCATCTACAGTTTGTTGACTGCACTGATTGCTTTTGCTATTCTTGTTGGTATTGTTGTTTTATTTTAAGGACTTATTATGAAAAGCGTTTTGAAAATTTCTGCCATTGTTGCTGCTTTGGCTATGGCTACTGGTTGTACTCGTATCGAGACTGGTGAAGTTGGTCTGCGAGTCGGTTTCGATAAACAGGTTAGTGGTAACGAATTGCTTCCAGGTTCTTTCAACCAAACAATCATCGGTACTGTTTTGACATTCCCTATCAAAGATGTATCTGTGAAAGTGGAAGATATGACTCCACTCGCTAAAGACAACAGCACAATGAAAGACTTTGACGCAGTGGTTGTGTATAATATTAACCAAGCCAATGTTAGTGACTTGTACAATACTAAGAACAAGTCATTCCACGCTAACCACAATGGTGATGTATATCTGATGTACAATTATGTTTTCAATGCAACTCGTAATGCTATTTACAAGGCTTCTCGTAAATACGAAGCATTGGATATGGCAGACAATCGCCAAGCAATGGAATCCGATATCCGTGATATCGTTATCAAGACTCTAGCAGACGAGAAGCTGGATGGTATGATTAATATTAGCCAAGTGTTGATTCGTAACATTGTTCCTGCCGACGCAATCGTCGCTAGTGCCAATGAATTGGTTAAGGCTAAGAATGAACTGAAGCAGAAAGAAGTTGAGGTTGCTACTGCACAAGCTGAGGCTCGTCGTATTGCAGCTTTGAACTCTAACGCTGGTGCTATTCAGTATATGGATGCACAGGCTCGAATGTTGCAAGCTGAAGCTGCAAAAATCACCGCACAAAGTATCGCCCAATTCAAAGGTGGCACTCTCGTGCTTAATGGACAAACCCCTGTTCTTAATGTAGGAAAATAATATGACACTCGCATCTGATGCAGATAGAAAGAAACTCCATGCCGCAATCGTGGAAATTAGCAACTCAATGACTCGTATCGAAGGTGAGCGTGATCTGATTAAGGAAACTGTGAAGGATCTTTCTGATAACTTCCAGATCCCTAAGAAGACTATTAGCAAAATCGCTAAGACTTATCACAAGCAAAACTTCTCTCAAGCTGTTGCTGAGAACGAAGAATTTGAAGAGTTGTACGAAAAAATTACAAAATAAATTTGTCAAAATACCCAGTTTAGGGTAAAATGTTTTATACATAGTAATGTGTTCATTTGAATGGAGAAAATATGAAACTATCTAAAGAAACTGTTTGTCTGTTTAAAAACTTCGCAGGCATTAACAG